TGAATTGATTTCTCCCATTGTTTTAAGTGTTTAGTTTGTAAATGATTTCATTTTCTTTTGGAAGTGTTTTAAGTGATTTTTCGGGTATTACTTCCAGCCGTCCCGATTTATTTTTAATCAATGCCCATCTTTGTTTGTCAACACTCCAAAGGGATTTGATAGTGTGTATTAGTTTCTCTTTTTCTCCGCAGTTGTAGCACATATTACTTAATTTGTAATATTAACACACGAAGCGAACGTTTGAACCTTTGCCCCCCGAATTTCGATAGCATCAGCATAATCATTGGCAATATTAGCCCCATTATCAGACCCCCAAAATGGATACAGTTTCATTTTATGTTCGCCCTGAAATAGTAATCCGGTTGCACGGCCTAACTCTAAAATAAACCTGTCATACAAAGGTATCAAAGTAGGTACGAAAACATTTGTGTAACGGTCTGATGCTTTCCAATGTGCTTGCGTATCGGTAACAATTATAATCCTGAGTTCAGTTTCTGACTTCCATTTATCGCGGGTTTCTTCAAAGTCGTGAAACAAAAAGATAGCAGGGTATTTTTTCAACCTCCAAACATCGGATGAATCCTTTTCCATCAAAGTATTGACTATTTCCAACGGATGACCGAAATAGTAATATGGTGCATCCTGCCCAACATCCCGACAGGATGCAACCACGTTACCCACCAAATCAACCACATTAGGAAATGTCATATTCCGAAATTATTAGTAAGTTTAAATCTGCAAGGTGAATATAAAGGATATGAAGTTGTATCTGTAGTTAGATACTGATAGCATCCCTCATACAGTTCTACAAACTTATTCCAGCTATCCGTATGATTTGCAATCCCGTCAACTACCTGACTGTTTTCGTTTTTAGGTTGAACTGATCCGGTAGTTTGAAATGGAAATTGTTTTGCTTTTAAGTATTGACAATACACAAAATACGCAATGAATGAAACTTTATCCGTATTGATTAGACCGTTCCAATGTACTGACTGACCTCCGTAGGTGTATGTAGTTCCGTTTATCAGTTTATCCCATTTTGCCGGTAATGGTACACCAGGCAAAGCAGCATAATCGGCCATCATTTCAGTATAAAGATCATAGCCAAGTAAACCGATAAGGACTTTCTTTTCCGATTCCTGAATGTATTGCTGTAAGTCGGAATAAGTCCCAATCGGAATACTTATGCTATTGCGGAAATATGTAGTGTCAATCAATGACATCTTTTAGCGTTTTAAGTAGATTGTTGCACGGGTAATTTTCACGCTTGTTGCTGCCTTAAAGTGTTGGACTGCTACCCTAAGATAAGGCGGATTAATATACCACGTTGGCTGCCAGTACCAGCTTGCCGCAGTGGTTCCCATCCTTCCTTTATATGCGTATGTTGAAGCAGAGTAGTACGTTCCTGTATTCAATAGAGGTGTTCCTAATCCTGTCAAAATATACCATGTTGTTCCGTTCTGTGAACCTTCAACCCATACATGCGTTGAATCGCTGGAACTTATCGAAGGTGTAATATATACCTCGATTGCACCGTTCCATCGTCCTGTAATCGGTGTCGAAAGTGTGCAATACTTCGTAGCAGCCCCGACAATAGAATCATTCGTTGCCGGTGTGAACGTCATTGATTTTCCGTTTTGTGCCTGTACAAACCCGAAGGCCAGGAGTGCAAAGATTATAAAGATAAATTTTTTCATGTTTATTTGAGTTTTACTAATTGTTTTTCAATTATGATTTTTGCATGTTCGGCGGCCATTTCGTATTCAACGTCTTTACGATAAGGCGCCCGAACCCCGATAACAGTAACCACCCCCGAAAGTTCGGGAGTAGCTACCGTTTGTTTTTGTGCCTTTGCCATCACTTACACTTTTTGGAGTAAGCCCTGAACGGTTGCTACGTCCATGTAAAGCCATGAAGTTTGCGACTGTGTAGGGAGTGAAAGTACGCTGAAAATTTCACCAACTATTGTAGATTCGTTCTCAATGAACTGGTCGCCGTGTACACCCTTACGGATGATAAGGTTTCCGTGTTGTTCCTTCACCGTGCGTTTTGTTCCGATCAGGATTTTACCGGCTGTCATCTGATTGGTTACAAACGGAGCAAGACCGGCAAACTGGAAGGCTTCAGGGATAAACATCTGGTTCCCGTTGTTGTCCTGGGTGTACACCATTTTAGCAACATCGGTCGGTGAAATAAAGATCACATCAGGCTCGTAATTGAAATTACGGATATGAAGCTGGCCGGCTCCGATTACGGTATGAACGGTAGGATTGGCAATAGTTCCATCCAATCCGGTAGAAACATAAGTATCTGCCCAAGATACGATTTCAGCAAGTACGCCGTTTTGATATGCACGGAGTACGTCATCTTCGAACATGCTGATAATCTTCAATACCAGCTGATCGAAGTCAATTTCAACTTCCTCCGTCATTTCGATACGGCCTGCATATTTCTTGCGGGTGTCGTATTTCCAGGTAAATGCTTTGTCTGTCAGCGGTTTTGCTGCACCTTCGTTAGTTGCGCCTACCCTGCCATCACTTTCAGCAGATTGCTCTTTACGTGCAACTGTCTGTGGTACTTTAGCAACATGACGAGAATTGATACCGTCAAGGATAAAGTTTTTAGGATATTCAATAACGGTGATATCCATGTCCTCAAACACGTTCACGTTATTGACGGCCTGTGCTCCGGTCAGTACTGTAGCAGTTGTCATTAATGCTGATGCAGCACGTTTGGCGCGGAATTCAATCTCCCACGGATTGCCACCTTTACGGGCGCGCTGGATGTCGTCTTTCTTTGCTTCGAGTAACGACTTCAATTTGAAGCGTTCATCCGAAGTAAATGACCGTTTTGTTTTGTTTTCCAGGTCGGTTATAGCTTTTGACAGGTTCCGGATAATTTCCGAGAAGGTTTCACCTTCGTCAACTGTGCCTAACTTTTCGGTTATGGCTTTGATTTGGTTGTTACGTTCAACCGATTCAGCGTTGAAAGCTGTTTCAACCGCTTCACCAATACCGGAAAAGAAGTTTAAATCCTGTTCAGTCAAAGTTTCTTTTGCCTTCGAGCGAACAATTTGCATGAAGTCCTCTTTTTTCATTTTGTTTAGAATTTGTTAGTTAATTGTTTAATTATTGATTTGTTCGCCGTTGGCGGTTCAATCTGTTTTTGAATAGCACGTTTTACCTCGATCTGAGCTCCTATATCCTGCGGTACAGGGGCGAATGCAAGGAATTGAGGCTCCCATAATTCAGCATAGTAGATAGGTATCATTCCAGGATTGCGCTCTATCCGATATTCTAATACCTCCCCATCAATTGAAACAGTTTTAAGCACTTCGTTTTTCACATCATCCCGCAGTTGTTGGTCTGCTCTTGCCCCAAACTTATTTCTTAAAACAATTCCTTCGGGTGTAAATTCGTACCCTACTGATATACCAAGTTGATTGAGTGCAGATATTTCCCATTCATCCAAATGCTTTTCAAATATGGGCAATCCGCTTTTCATCCTTTCAATTGATATATTTTCCTCACCTGTCTTTAAAACCTGATAAAAATACTCATCATTACTGTACGAATACTTTAATTGCTTGTTTTCCGATGGAACGGCGATGCACTGAAAATCATAATCAGGACTATCTGATGGAGTTATTAAAGCACGTATAATGCTCTTTTCGTCCTTTTGTTTATCCTTTTCCATAGCTAAGATGTTATTTGTTTGGCTTCCTGTTCAGTAAGTCCAAAAATTACTATTAATGTATTCTTTTTCATTTCAAGTGTCATTGTTGGATCAACTAAAATAGCTTGCATTGCCTGAGTACCGCCCACTCCCAATTTAACTGCATAAGGCGTTTTGGTCATGTCAAATATTAACCTATCTCCGCCCGTTACAGGTTCCTCTCCTATATCGGTTAACATTTTATTGTAGGTAATTAATCCTTTTTCGTATAGTAGGATTGAATTAGTTATCTTCTTGGTCTTTAAATCAGCTTCTGCACCTTCATTCTCACTCAATGCCGATACACTCGAATAGTCAACACCGATCTGCAATCCTACCTTATCCAAATATAACGCCCTGGTAAGATTGTAACGTGCGGTTTCAACCATTGACATTAAACCGTTCTCCCATACTGAACGCTCGGCCTCTGATTTATTGTTGAACGTTGTCGATTCAGCACCCATCACCAACTCACGCGGCAACTGATATACTGAACTGATTGCAATTGAATCGTTTAGCGTTTCTTCAAATGGCATTAAGTCTTTAATATGTGCCAGCGTATTGATAAACTCCAAAGGAACTGAAGAAATGCCCCAAAAGTTACGCCGGCCTGTAATCCCGTTGCGTTGGTTTATGTCATCTAAGATAGTTTGCCTGGTTGTCGGATCAACGATTTCAGATAGGTTATTACCTGACGTTGACTTCTTAACCAAATAACCAGCCGATCCATTATTGGCATACACATTGTAACGTGCTGAATATGTAGCCAGTAAATTATCTATATTTCGTTTAGCTTTATATAGCGGTGATTTACATAGTACATTTGAATATTCACGCCTCGATTGATCTAATGTGTCTATTCTTACTCGGTTAATATCCAGATAATTAGATTGTAAGGTATTATCGTTATACTTTATCCGGCGGATAAGGTCGTTTAATGAACTGATTGATAGTGTAGACATGTTGGTAAACTCATCAATATCAACCAAATCAGGCTGTAAAATATCCATCCGGCTTATCGAATCCGGGTTAATGGTCTTAAATGATGAAGGAACGGTGATATAACTTATGCCATTACCGTCCGACATATAGCTGAATATATACTGGTACACCAGGTCAGCGAATGAATATATCGGATTGATAGACTTTAAGAAACGATTGTATGGTGATGTTGGTAGTTCGGTTCCGTTCTTGTCAGCTATAAAATACCGTAGTTTGCTGGCACGGTCTGCATAAAAATCAACAGGATAATATAATTCTGAAACGGTATTGGCCAGCGTAAAAGCGTTATCGTCTTTCAGGCTGTCAGGTATTTGGATTGATCCTACCTGTGATGTATTGTATTCCTGACCTTCATAGTAATCTATGCCTTTAACTTTGCCGAACCATTTTGACAGTAAACTCATTTATTACTATTTTGGTACAAAGATATATAAGTTTTCCCATTTTGGTACTTTTGTCCCGAAATAAATTTTATGTCCCATATAAAACTTTCGCATATTTAATTTTAATAATCGCAGCCGCTGAACATAAAACATCAATAGCATCCTTCTTGTGTTTATTATCTCCTTCCTTCGTGTACCTCGTCAAATCGTTTACGAACTCCCTGTATTCCGGCACTGTATCATATTTTACCTGATCAAAAATAAAGTACTTCTGAACAAACTCATAATGTGATAATATCCGAACTTCTTTATTCAGTGTTGAAGGGAACGCACTCAAACGGCGGTGTTCACCTAACTGTTTTTTTATCAACAGCACAGCGGCCAGCCCTACACCGTTAGACTCTATGAATATCTGTTCGGTGTTGTTGTCGTTACACTTGTCTAGTATTCGTGACGTGTTGGCCTCTATCCCGGCGGTTGAATGTATCACATCGCGGACGTAACAGGCCAGTTGTCCTTCGTGTTCCAGAACGTCTATAAATGGCATGGAGTATCGGTCGCCTCCGGTATCAGCAGGATCACCGACTGAGAAGCGGAAATGAATTGCATCAGCCGGTAAGGTAGATAAATCTTTAAACTTTAGTTTTGACTTTGGCAATAACACTCCTTCTGGTTCCTGTATCCATCCACCTTTTACAATATTTTCGTATTCGTTTGGGTTATCAATCTCTAATCGCTGATAGTCTTTAAGTATGTTTTGGGGCATCAGTGAAGTATCTGAATCCAGGTATGAAGTATGAATGTACATCACGTTATCAATTACCGTGTTTTCGCCGCCTTCCAAACCTTTTTTGTTGAAGAACTCTTCAAATATCCAGTGCTCTTTTGTTGTTGGATTCAGAATTAATATAGTCAGGTTCCGCTTTGTTGTTGACCTGATGGAATAAAATATCTTTTTGAATGTTTTATAATCCGGCAATTCTTCAGATTCATCAACAACAAAACAGTTGAATCCTGATAGTGATTTAAGGTTTGCGGTTTGTTCTTTACTACCTGACTTTATACCCTTAAATGCTATCCGGCCTTGTGATGTCAGTACATGAATAGCATTATCAACAACTTTATTCTGGTAGTTTAATAATTCGATCTTATCAGTTACCTCTGGTTTTACTGAATCAATAATTGACATTGAAGTATAACGGGTATATAGTACATTCCACCCATATTCAACTAAAGCTATTAATGAAAAAATTGATACAGTGTAAGACTTCAGCGAATATCTACCGCCTGTCATTATCACTGTATCAACTTCAGGATATTTATTTACATCAAGTAAATCGAAAAGAGGCTGAAACTTATAACATATGTCGATTTCGTTATCCATCGAAACGCTTAAATACTAGGGTTGTATTTATCTTTTCGCCGCCGGTTGTTATGTCTGACTGCTCTTTGAGCCCTAAATCCCTTGATATGATATTACCATTCAGTAAGTTACCAGCAGCGCCCTGAAACTTCTGATTATAAATTGTCTTTTCAATTTCATCTATGACTGTTAAATAATCTTTATCAGCTTCTTTCAATGTTGACTTGAAAGTTCGAAAATATGACTCAGAACAATTCAAATAAAAGCAAAGTTGACTTAGTGTCATTGCTCTCATTATAGGCAATTCAGTAGTTATTATTTCGCCTTGAAATGAAAATGCTTTTGTTTCGTAAAGCGGATTAGCTTCACACCATTCGAAATATTCACATGCAGCCTCCCACATTAATTCAGGAGAAGTAAATAACTTATCCTTGCCATGCTTTGACCTTAACCTCCAAAATTGATTTCCTACTGGTGCTGCCATAACTGCAAATTTAATACAATTATTCTGATTTGGTTCGTTTATGTTCAAAAACTTGCTTATTCCCGTGGCAGTGCTTTTGCTTTTTACCTGATCCGAAATAACACTTATCGTTTGGCCTGGTCTTGTAGCTTATGAATGGCAAGCCCTCTTTATTCTTGTAAACCTGAATTTTTCTTTCTGATGTAGCTTTTTTCATTGTTTTTTAAATTTAGCGTTAAACGTTCCTATTTCAATTATCTCATAATCTCCCACCCTCCGATAATACACCACTGACCCCGATTCAATCAGCGAATCACCCGTAAAACATCCCGATCCAGAATGTGTCAATGTAAGTGAATCCGCACAATTCGAATGTCCGACAATCACAATCTGACTGAATAAATACCCATTATCAACCTGGTAAATCATCCCAACTGTTGTCGGTGCATCCCACCACTTCACAGAATCCCCTGTAAACGTGCGTCTGGCTGGCGTGGTTTGATTAATACTGGGTAGTAAGTAGGTGATACTACCAACGTATACTGAGTTGATTGTAGGGGGTTGGATTGGCTCACAGGATAAAAGTGCGAGTAGGAGTATAATTGTCAGTATTTGAAGTATTGCGGTTAATTGCGGATAGTTTATGTTATCGTCTTTCATTTCACCCGTTCTTTAAGTTTGAGAATTGATTGTTTGTTGATAACTACACCGCCATCAATCTGGCTACCTTCCCATGTAGTTTTTGCCTCTTCCGCTGCCAGTTCAAAACACTGGTTGCATGCTTCGCGCATGGCGTTGATTGCATGTTCAACCCATACTGCTTCACCTGTTGTGTTATTGCCGTCAATATCTTTTGTAGTATAATACTGTTTCAGTATTTCGTTTAAATCTATCGTTTTCATACATGCTGCTGATTAATCATTTGTTTGTAATTGTAACTAACTGTTCATAAGTCATCAGTCTTATTGATTTTGACATGTTCGGGTATTTCTTAATGATTTCAATTTCATCTTTTACCCTGTTCGTGGCGTGTAAGGCCGTTGCGTGATCCTTGCCAAATAACCGCCCTGAATCTGAAAACGTGCTATACATCCGAAGGTGCATGAATGCCATTATTGCCTGCCTGCGTTGTGCGTAGTCGGCTTTACGGGTTTGCTTTCTAAGTTCTTCAATGTTCAGTCCTGCTTTACGGCAGATATATTCTATTGAAGATTTTGCCTTTATCTGGAATAATCGGCGGCGAAGGCGTGGCTGTATTATGTGGTGGGTTTGTGTCATCGCTTTATCCTATGAATACGAATTTCTCTCAATCTTGGCGGTCTGCCTTGTTTATAAACGAACAGTCCTGATGATCGTATGACGGCATCAACTTCACTACCTGCTTCCTGTTCAGCGTCTTTGATGTGCTGTTCATCGACAACGGTAATAGGATCACGAAGCCAGTCTATCCCGTTACCGTTGTGTTTGAATCCTGTGATGTAGCGTGGCATGGTTAGAAGGGTAAATCATCTTCCACCGGAGCAGCGTTGTTCTGTTGTGCTGCCGGTTTATCGAACACTTGTTCAGTTTTCGGTTTGATTATCTTCGCATTTCCAAGAATAGTGCCTTTAGTTCCGGCTTCCCGTTCTGCTTTGGTAATTTCTTCAACGATCATATAATCCCCGTATTCGCTGTTTGGAGTGTCGATCATTGTACAGTTGAGGTAAGTACCTTTTTCGCCTTTGTACAGGCGTGATTTGTTGATTTTGGTAACGTCAATTTTTAGTGTTATCATTTTGTTGTTATTTAGGGTTAATAATAAACTTGTTTCAAAACATTCTCCTCAAACCACTGCACGAAATCGGAAAAGTACCGTACAACGATGTAAGTACCTCCTGCCCGCTCATGTTCTTCTTTGTACTTTAGTTGGTCTGGTCGCATCCGGTCGTTTGTGTAACCGTTTTTGATTTCAACTCTTAGCGACATGACTTGTCCTTCCTTGTTTCGACATGTCACCGAAATATCCGCTGACCCTTTCGCCCCGGTTGATGGTATGTACTTTGCTTTATCAATCGTTTGCACCTTTCCGGTAATCGGGTTATGGTACACGGTATCAGCTCCTAGTTTGCGCCCTTGCACCTTTACCCGTTCAGCTTTGTAACCATATAGCTGAAACCACTTGCATACAGCTCTCTCCAGGTCGTTTGTCTTTCTCAAATCAAACGGTTTCGGTGCTGAGTAATATGGCAGGTTCGGATGTGTGCGCTTTGTTTCGGTCTGCATCATGGAGTAGAGGATGTGGATGGCTGTGCGGTCTGATTGTGTTAACTGAATCATTTTCTTAACAGTTTTTAACAGGTTTTTAACAAACTTTTTAACAAACTTAACATTCTGTTTTTTAGTTACTTATATTACTATTTATTACTATTTTTATTATTGTTAAGAAAGTTAAGTAATAATAAGTAGTTAGGTATTATATTGTGTATTATAAAAAAGTCCCCAGCTCTCCCTTTTTTCGCTTAACTTTTTAACAACCTTGTAACGTTCTGACTTATACAGTGTTAAGGTGTTAAAAAGTTTTTTACAGTTTTTAACAATCATAGTTTTTAACAGTTAAAAAGGTAATTCTTTCTTAAATTCCACCGATTCTTCTACTTCTTCAATGTTAAAAAGTTTCCGGCTAATTTCGTAAGCAGTGCCAACTTTTGAGGAATATGTACCAGGATCACCAAAAGGAAAGTATCTTATTGCTTTTCCAGGAGTAAGGTTGAACTCGTTTTTTAACACAGTACGAATGTAGTGAATATCTATGTTATGAGAATTTTTGTACCAGCGTTCTTTTATGTCAACCGGAACAACAAAGATAGAATCATCATTTCTGCCGCTGTTACTAAACAAGTCAACAAACCGCTCGTGCATATCTTTATAAAGTCCTGTTTTTGATTCTTTTTTAACGGCTGTCAATGTATCGTTTTTTAGTTCCTCAACCGTAAACGGAACGCGACCAATTGTAAAGTCAACTTTAGGTAATGAAGATAAATGTTTCAGGAAAGCCGGTATTTCGTGCATTAAATCGTTTTCAATGTCGTGATTTTTAAATTTAGGCTTTCCAACTTTTCGCACAAAAAAACGTATTTCTTCCTCATCTACTTTTGCAAACTTATCTTCATTATTTGATGCCAGAATAATCTTACCAAAAAACGGTAGTTTATAATTACTGATAAACTTTTCATTTACTGAAACAAATTTGCCGGTTGCAAGTGCTTTTAGTTTTTCAACTGTGATAGATTTTTCGATTAATGTTTCTTCTATTTCAATTACGTTTGCAGTGGCATAAGAAGAGTTAAAATCACTTGTAAGGTCAGAAGGATTAATCAATACACAGTTATCACCAAATATCATATTTAGCCAATTAAGGAACGTAGTTTTACCTGTTTGCCGTTCTCGTGAAACAAGTACTAAAATAGGCAGCATTCGTGTCGGGTGCAGATAAAGACATTGTAAATACCTGTACCCTTGTTCGGACTGATCACCAAAAATATGTTCCATTAATATCCGGCTCCATTTAATATCACCTTCAGACTCTTTGTGCCTGAATGAATGATAAAGATTGTAGCAGTTTTCAATTACAGGCTGATAATTAAAGTTGTCAGGCTCAATGCAAAAGTTATCAAATTTCGGAACCCGTGTTAAAAATGCTTTCCCATGATCACCTGTAATTTCCTCTTTCTTCCATTTCTTTAGATCAATTCCAATAATTCCGAAACGGTCTTTTTTCTGTATTTTTTTGAAGTAGTCAACTCCTATTCTGATGTACGGCGAATCTTCGTTAAGGTAATAAATGCTTATCCAGTTTATAGCTGCAAAGTAATTACCACTGAATCTACCTAAAACAAGTATTTGGAAAGGTGTGTATTCGTGATTAGATTTTAAGAACTCAGCATCTTCAATTACAAAAAGAATGCTATCATACCAAATTGCAATGTTACTGTCTTTTATGAATAGTTTGTTATTTTGCTCAACAATTCCAAGTTCTTTAAGTATGAATGAAGCATGTTCGCGTTTATAATAATTGTACCAACTTACCGGATCAGTATGCTCATATTTATCCAATGATTCAATCTTTTCAGATAAACCATTTTTTAAATCTTCTTTTGACTTCAGTTCGGGTAGTTGCATAGTTAGTATAGTTCAGGCCATTTTTGCATAGCACGTGTAATTGAATTGAATCTATCTAATTCTTTATTGTTGGATTTTTCAACCAGGTGCGGTTCATATTCTTTTTGTGCTTTTTTATACCCTTCATTAAACCCGGCTGCAAAATCTGTTTGCTGCTGCTGGCGAAATTCAATATAAAGTGAATTGACATATTCGTGATAATCGTTAAGCTGGTTCAGTATGTCGGTTCTTACTTCTATTGATTTTGCGTTTGCGTTTTCTGTGAGTGCATATTTAGCCAAATCCACTTGCATAGATGCAATTCTTCTGGCTATTGCATTCTGAATGTCGTTGAATTGTATTTGGTAGAACATATATTTATAACGTTGTACCCCAAAAGAAAACACCGTACTGCAAAGGCTTCCAACCTGGGGCATATACGGTGTTTCTAATGGAGTCGTTAAGTGAAAACTTTTTCATCGGTTGGAAGCCTGTTATTATACTGCAAATATAATCAATTTATCTCATTTTGATACTGCGATGTGAAGATTTATTTTTCTTTAAGAGATAAGTAAATTGCAATACCAAAAAATGTTAATGGTATTATAATTACCCAAAACTGCCAATCTATAATATTAAATCCAATTTTATCACAGAATTGAGCAATTGCAATTCCAAGTACAATAGCAAACAAAATGTATCTTTTCATATTATTCAGTTTTAGCATTAATTATCAATCGTTTCGTTTCCCGTTGCCCCTCCCCCCTAATCCTCCCTGCTAGATAAGCAAGCAGGAGGATGGATAGGAGGATGAGGATGAGGCGGGTTATTGAACTCATTAATCAAACAATGTTAATGTTTGTATTTCGTTTTCGGCCTTTTGAATATTTTTAATTGCAGTATCAAAATACGAATCTTTTAACTCAATTCCTATTCCTTTTCTGCCATCTTTAACCGCCATATAAACCTCTGAACCTATGCCTAAAAATGGAGTAAATACAGTTTCACTAGGATTACTCCATAGATTTACAAGCCTGTGAATAACTTCAAGCTGAAGGGGTGCAATATGTTTCTCATCACCCATATCTGTACCCTCACGATTATTCAATACATCAGTCCTACGAATATCCATCCATACCGGGCTTGCCCACTTTTGCCATGTTGTAAGCGGGAAGTTGTTTTTAGTCAAGTGTGTTACTGGTTCCCATTCCGTTTCTTCTGATCCATCCCACTTTTTAAATATGGTAATATATTCAGCCATACCAATTCCGGTTTTACTCGAATCGCTTGTTACTTGCTTCCAAAGCAAACGCTGTGTTTTGGTTCGCTGCATTTCTAGTACAGGATCTGTCCAGATAGTAATTTTTGAATGCAGTTTAAAGTTATTTTTAGTAGCTTTCCCTTTTTTGTCAACGTCAAAATTCATAACCGCGCGGGTATGTTCATTTGTAAAGTCATACATTCCGGTATATCCTGATGAATTTTTATAAACACCTAAATCCTTCGTATGGCAGCACATTAACCGTCCTGGTTTTAAAATACGATAAAGGTCTTTAAGTAAAAAAGCATATTGTTTAAAAAACTCATCATGACTTTCATTATTACCCATATCATGAATATAGTTCGAATAAGTGAACAGCGAGCTAAATGGAGGTGAAAATATGATTAAATCAACTGAGTTGTCCGGTATTCTTTTTATTTCAATACAGGAATCCCCCTTTAAAAGGTATGAATTTTTAGTTTTAAATTCCCTGTAATCATAATCAGATTTTAATCCATAATGCAGCTCGTTTATGTTTTTATTCATTTCGTTCTGCATTTCCATAAACTGGCGTTCCTTTTTTTGAATTGACATACTTACATTTTCCATTGTATCCGTTTTAATTAAGTGAATTTGAACTTTTGATTTTTGCCCGAAACGATATGAACGGCGTACCTGTTGATAAAATGACTCAAAACTAAAATCCAAAGAAGGGAATATTTGAATATGGCAGTTTTGGAAGTTCATCCCGAATTGTGCTATCTTAGCTTTTGTTATAAGAATGCGGAATTCGTTATTTGCAAAACCAAGTAGCGTATCCTCTTTGTATTTTATTGAATCTGATCCTTTTACTTCTCTGGCTTCTGGTAAGTTCCTGCGAAGCCAGTCGCCTTCCTCGTTTTGTTTTACCCAAACAATTACCTGATCTTTTGTATCGTTGCATAAATCAACAACTAGTTGTAATCGTTTTTCTTTCGTTTCCCTTAACCCTTGATTAAAATTAGTAGCGTTAACATGCCCCTGATTGAAAAGCAACCCAGTGCCTCCTTTGTATTCAGATATAACTTCATGTTCAATGTATTTCAATTGCGGCAAAACAAAATCCTTGCCATTATACCCGATATCTAAAGGGTTTGAAATCATAGTAGCCCATGAAGATATCCATCCATAAAAATCAACTTTTGCATGTCCTTTCAACCTGTAATTATTCATACCTTCATCCCTAACAAACCATTTTGAACGCATATCCTGAGCGTCTAAAATATCAAGAAACTCAGAGTGGTTTCCTATTTCATTAAGGTCGTTAGGTGAGGGGGTAGCAGTACAAGCTAATTTATATGGAGTTTGCTTAAACTTCTCTATTATCAGGTTTTTGTAAACACCTGTAAAGTTTTTCAATATACTAGATTCATCTAAAACAATACCCGAAAACAAACTACAATCAATATTTTCAATTTGTTCATAGTTGGTAATCTGAATTGGATCGTTGCCGCCGGTATATCGAATTACATCAATTCCGAACTTTTTACCTTCTGCAATAGTTTGCCCTGATACTGCCAAAGGAGCTAAAATAAGTACAGGTTTACCAGTATGTTTATTAACCTGATGCGCCCATTCAAGTTGCTGAATTGTTTTACCTAATCCACAATCCTGAAAAAATGCGTATTTACCGGCTTTTAAAGCACGGATAACACAAAACTTCTGAAAAGGGAAAAGGTAGTTATTTAATTCAGATTCATCAATATCAAATCCTGATAGGATATGATTTTTCTGCTTAGTCTTTAGAAATTCGCTATAATCCATTCCTGTTATTTATTAAATAGTTATTAATCCTCTCTTCAACATTCTGACAGTTACAAGGCAACTCAATCCAAGTCCTCGAATCCACCTGAATAGCCATTGAATGTTTAGCCGATTCCCTGCACATGCAGACTGCTTGTTCAGCGGTGAGTTGTTCTGTGGTGCAACTTCGGTGAGTTGCTGGCGGCGTGATACGTTTGATCCTTTATACATTTGAATAGAATTTAGTTATCTTAACATTCCGTTTCTTGTTCTCCCGAAACCAGGCTTTCAACTTTCGCCCGGTTCTGATTTGTAGGTATAACCGCCTGAAGATTGAGCGGTACAGGATGTAGTGATAGGCTGTGACTAGGATGTGGATGAGATGTTTCATATCAACGTGTTTATGTAGTTTCGTGCTTCAATTACTTTCGCTGTCAAATCCTGAATTACGGAAGGATCGTAGTTTACGTCAAAGGTCTTAATCCTGTACTTATCATCAACATCGTAAATGATACCGGCTTCATAATTCGTTGCCGGAGTATCAAGTAAAACATATACAAGTTTGGCTTTGCGTTTTCCAGTCAGGTGCATGTAAACCTGTAACTGATAAAAATAATCTGAATTTGGTATCTCAGTTTCAAACAGCGGGAAAGTGAAGCAATCCCACGAATTTTTGATGTCAATAATCATGTCGTCCATAATCATATCCGGCTCCCCTGTGAAATAGTCATCTTCAAACCTGGATTCGTTTTTCATAGCAAACTGCAAATCCAAAGCCTTAACGGTAAAGTCAATCGCCTGATCTTCCATCATTACACCTTTGTCAATGTACTTCGATTTGATTTGCTTTTCAACGCCGTAAATCTGGCTTATAACCCATTCTTTCAGGTATGTTTTACCGCCGACTGAAATTAGTGAACCTTTGCCGTTCGGTGCAAGTGTGCCGGCTGCTGAGGCACGGAGTTTAAATTCTTTCATAACAGTTCAAATTTAGCATTATCCGTTAACGTGTACTTCTTTTCAATCTGTTCAATGGTGTACTTACCCGATTTGACAGCCTCTTTAATTTTAGCGAATAGTTCTGAATCCGTATCAATCGGTGCAAGTTTGGTATCTTCTGCGTATGTCATTTGCTGTTTGCGGTTGAGGTCTGAACCGAATAACTTACCAAAGTGGTCGCAAGCATCCTTAATCGCAAGGCTCTTAGCAATAGGTAAAGCCATTTCAACAGCACCCCTGTTGATATTCGACATGTCCAACATCAAACTACCTGTTCCGCTTTTAGTCTGAATTTCCTTTGCACCCACTCCATCATGAAACTGCCATTCGCCCGAACCGATTTCACGGTAATGCACCCTGACGGTTACTTCGATAGCGTTTAACAAGGTTCCTGTTTTAATAACCTCTATTTTGTAGTTGGTTTTAAAAAAAGTCTTTAACAACCATTCAACCCGCTCAATCGGTAGGTAGTTGAAATCCTTAATATAAGGGTGCTGTTTTACCCATTCGGCAGGAGGTGGCTGATTAAGTGCCACCATTATCTTATCCTGTTTAACGAGGCGTTCAATGTTAGCCTCGAATTTTACGATGTTGGTCATATTTCAATTGATTTAATAAGTTCATCCGGTTTTGGGTTGCTGTTAATATACACAAGTTTATCATAAAGTTCTTGTGCTTCTTCCTGATCTGAGAACAGGTTTTCAGTCATTCCGTTTACCTTTACAGCAAAGTATTCGCCTGTTGCCCGGTAGGTTTTGATTAGTTCGATTTTCATTTGGTTAAGGTTAAAAATGTTTGTGTAAAACGTTCTGCATTAAACTCCATACATACGGTACAAACACCGTGCGAAGTCATATATTTAGGGTCAACCATATCATTACATTGAGGACATTTAACAGGCTTTTTTGATATGCAGTAATCACAAATACCATCGGTGCAATCTCCGTTTGGTTCCTCGCAGTCTGGGCATATTCCGACATGTGCCGGGCCTACGTTCCAATCTTCGCCCCAACTCATTTCTTCACCCCCCTTTCAGCCCTTATGATACAGTACGATGTAATCAATGTAGTAACAACAACACATCCGGCGAAAATCCAGATAATGAGTTTCGGGAATAAATACATAAGTCCGATTGTAATGGCTGCCAGTATGGCTAATTTGATTAGAAATGTTTTCATAATATATAAGGTATTAGTGAATGGGTTGTTGTGATTGATTGGACAAAGATAAGGCTGATTTTGGTAACTGGTTCTGAAAAGTGGTTGACATTTCTGCGTGTTTTGATTGATACTTTTTCGAATTTTGCAAATTAAATCTCAGTTCTGTCGCTGATATTAATCAGTGGCAATTAAGAACCAAACCGCAAATACTTTTGTAATTTAGCAGCATGAAAAGACGATGGAAATTTCTCACAGAACTAAAGATAGGTGATAAAGTTAAGCTCTCATCAGGTGAACCGGCTGAAATAGTTGAACCGCCCGACCCCACCCGCACCGCCCTGATCAAAGTCCGCGTTTCGGTGGATAAGATTAAGGAGGTGTGATGTGCGCAGCTTGTTGCTAACGTATTAGGCTATGACCAGTTAAGGCGTTTCTAAAATTACCCGTACAACAATGGAAGATATTTTAATAAGGTTTCAGATTTTCTTAAATGATAAAGGTCTAATCACTAACCATGATTGGGATTACGAAAAACTTGCTAAACAATTTATTCGACATGAAAAAAAACATCAAAGCAACAGAACTAAGGATCGGAAACACGATTCTGTTTGCATGAAAACCAATTATCGTTACTGTATCACCAATACAGGCTGTTCTACATTCAGAAGATGATGATAAGTGTTTGTATGAGCCAATAATGCTAACTCCCATAGTTCTGAAACAAATGGGATGGAAGAAAGAGCGAACTGAATGGGAATATGAAGGTTATTGGTTTACTAAAGGTAAAAATATTCTTTTAGAAGAAGTATTAGAAGTTTTACGAGACCATGCAAGAAGTGTTAATGAACTTTGGGCAAATAAATTAGGAGTACCAGTCAGTGCGTCTATTACCTGTGTTAAACCGAGTGGAACAGTCAGCCAACTTGTCGATTCATCTTCGGGCATTCATGCTCGTCATAATCCTTACTATATTAGACGGATTAGAATGGACAAGAAAGATCCTATCTACGGCTTTCTTAAAGATGCAGGCGTTTCGGTAGAAGACGAAAGGAATAATCCAGATAGTACAGCAGTCTTTTCCTTTCCAATGAAAGCCCCAGAAGGAGCTGTATGTCGGAATGATAAGACAGCAATTGAGCAACTTGAACTATGGTTAATTTATCAGAGGTATTGGTGTGAGCATAAGCCTTCGGTTACTATATCAGTTAAGGATGAAGAATGGCCTGAAGTCGGCGCGTGGGTCTGGAAGCACTTTGATGAAGTCTCCGGAGTATCTTTTCTACCGTTTTCAGATCATACCTATCAGCAAGCGCCTTATGAAGATATTGATGCTGAAACATATCGACGATTGGTGTTAGAAATGCCGCAAGATATTAGATGGGAGGAATTCATTGAAGCAGAAGACAATACCACAGGACAACAAACCCTTGCGTGTACCGCTGGATCTTGTGAAATTTAAAGTTACAGTTAATTATGGGCACTGTGATATTAGAGCTTGGTCTAGGCTAGAAGGAAATAAATTAATTGGAATGGGAAGTAAAACTTGTTATGATGAAAAAGGAAATATCACTTCCTATTCAGAAACAGAAACAGGGGTTGTCTTGTCAATCTAAATGTAAGGCATCCCCAGATAGAAGTCATTGTCTGGGGTGTCTACGAACTATTACGGAGATTATCGAATGTGGTAAACAAAATAGGCAGGGGAAGACCTCCCAAGATTCACATTGATCCAGATCAACCCACCTGGATTTGTCATAAGTGTGGGGTTAAGTATGGTAGTTTTA